CCTCGGGGTGGGGGGTGGCATAGGGCAACATACCCCCCTCGGCATGCCAGATGCAACAGGATTGCAACTGCAGTCATCGTGCATCAGCCCTCGGCCTTCCACCGCTCGACGGCGGCACGCGTGCACAACCGACAGGTGATGCCACCCTCTGGCGTCGCCTGCCTGTTCGCCTGCAGGTCGTGGCCCGCCGGACAGCGCGCGAGCTTGATGCGGTATGCCCAGCTGCGTCGCAGCAAGTTCTCGTGCTGCGTGACCGCTTCAAGATGTGGTATCGCAAGGCAATTCCGGCGATTGCAACCATGATCAAGCACGTGACCCGGAGGGATCGTGCGGCCCGCTGCGCGCCAGGCTGCGAGATGAGCCAACGTTTTGCCATGGTGCGCGTAACCGTCGACTGTCAAGCCATCGGTTCGCAGGATGCAGCCGAAGACGAGATCGCGCGTGATCACTCGGGCTTTCTCCGCCGCGGAGCCATGCACTCGGCACGCTGGTTCAGCGCTTTGATGGCCCACGCGCTCAGGGTGGCGCAGCCCTCTGCCTTGGCCGCGCGCTTCCAACGCGTGCGCTCGGCGGCAGTGGATCGAAACGTGGTCGGTTGGCCGGCCTTGCCGGCGCGAGGTTGGCGACTCACGGTCTGTTACACGGTGCACCGTCGAAATAGTAGACCGAGCGCAGCATCGCGTGAGGTAGTCCGCCGATCGTTTGAAGATGGACGACCAGGAAATCCTTGGTGCTCGGCTGCGGCTCTCCGACGACATGCACCGCTTCGCCCGCCGTCCACCACTGCCCCGGGCCGTGCTTCGCGCGAATCGCGTCAACCATCCGTCGGATGCATTCGTCCTCTTGGCCGATCGGCGCCACGCCATACATCACGCAGGCGTCGAGATTGGTGCGGTGGTTTCCCATGTACGTCAGCCCCACGGACGCCCCGTGCTTCACGGCCACAGCATGGAGCAAGGCGTTGTTGGGCGAGTACTCCTGCAGAGGGTCGAACAGGACGCTGCAATCCTTGAACTCCGAGCTCACATGGATCGTGGAGCCGGCAACGACGGTTTCGGTCGTGTGTGCCCGCTCGTCGGCCGCATATCGCCAGCGACGGATCAGGTCATACGCCTCGGCGAGACAATGTACATCGTTCGGGCTCGCGCTCGCCATCCGAATCCTGGTGAGCAGTGTCTGCATGACGTCATCGACCGAGGTGTCCATATGCCAGGGTATGCCACGACCACGGGTCCAGCGGAATAGTGCTAACAGGCCCCGTCATACTCACGCTGTCGTCGCCGGCACATCGGGCAACGGTAGCGAGGCGAACACTCACCGCAGATCGCACAGCACTGCCGACGCCGCCGCGCCGGGCGCTCACGCGAGGCCCAGCGAGCTTGTCGCTTGAGGTTGTCGATCCTGTGCTCCTCGCACAACACGCTCGTCTCGGAGCTCGGCGCACCGCACCGCGGACAGCGCAGCGCCGCCTTGCGCTCGAGCTCGAGCGGGGTCACTCGCCCGGCTCCTCCACGGGCCCCGCGACGCCGCCGAGCGCTGCCAGCAGGCGCGCCGCCAGCGAGTCGACATCGCCCGGGTTGAGCTCGGCCGCGATGGCACTGAGTGTTGTCGGGATCCCGTCGTCGCTGTGCTGTGAGAGCGCCTCGGCGATCATCGACATCGCCGAGGTCTGCTCGCACATCAGAATCAGCTTCAATTCATCGTAATCGATGGTTGCGATCGGAAATTTATGGGTCTTCGGGTCGATCGGCCCGCTGCGCACCAAGGCGCGTAGCTGACCGCTCGGGGTGCGCCGCAGGTAGACGTCGGCGCCGCAGGCGGTCGTGATGTGGGCCAAGTCGAGGTCTTTGAACTCTGGGGACATAGGTACTCCTGGTGTGCTGGTGACGTTTGGTGACGTTCGATCGTCACCTCTAACCACTATGAAATCATTGGGTAAAGTGGCATGGGTGACGTTTACCCCCCCCATCCCAAATCGCTCCTTAATACGAAAAAAGTATCTGCCATATGTATTGTTTTTCTCACACGAGACGACCCCCTATAAATGCGTCACTAGCGTCACCAGGAGAGAATTCGTGAATCATATTGCTCATGTAAGGGTGACGTTGAGGGTGACGCACGGGTGACGCTCGCCGAAACAGCGTCACCCGAGAGAGCCTGACCTCGCCGACATGGGGGTGTAGATCGGGTTGTCGAACCGCAGCCGGATGCCACTCAATCCTCGCCCGTGCTTGGTTCGGTGTTCGCCGCGCCCGCGCTTCATCAGCTCGGTCCGCAGATGGTTCCAGATCCATGCCTTCTCTCCGCGCGATGCACAGAACGCGTTGAAGTCGGCCAGGAGATCCTGCCGGAATTCATGCTTGCGCCGCTTGGATTCGATCGCCTGATACCTGTTCTCCGGCATCTTGTCCCAGACGTATTTCGACACCCTCTCCGCGCCGCACATCGTGCAGGTGTCAAACGGATCGTCGACATCGCTCGCGATGTCAGGACGCAGCACCGACTCACAGACGCACACGCAACGCTCCGACAGCCACAGGCTCACCACGTCTTGCTCGCCACGGTACTTGGCCTTGAGATCGATCATCTCCTGCGGAGGATGCAGACCCTTCATCTCCTGCCACTCCCGACAACCACTGACCGCCCACGCGATGATCCCGGGCGCCTCCTCCTTGAGCAGCGTTGAGATCAGTTGTCTGTCCTGATCTGCGTCGGCGATGACAACACCGAACAGAGAAAGCATGACGCGGCGCCAAAAACCGTTACTAGTGTCGCGGACCCTGAGCTTGCCATTGGCTAGGACTACGACCTTGAACTGGACGTCGAAGTCGAAGAAATCTCCACCGATGAACCGACCTGATAGCCTGCCGTCTCCGGTGAATCGCTTGAGCGCTGCCTCGTCCCATGTTTTGTTTGCGTCGATCTCACTGGCAACGATCAATCGCTTGCCGGAGAGGCACGCGATCTGCGTCGGATGCGGCTCGTTGGTTTTCAGCGTGAGCAGATCCGGCGGAGCGACCCTGGCGTAGTCCCCGAACATCCTCATGAACAGATCGGCGATGACGTTCTTTCCGTTGCTGCCGTCGCCGAGCGCGAACGCCCAGCACTGCTCGCTCACATCTCCAGTTAGGCAGTAGCCGAGGAACCTCTTCCACCAGCCCCTGACGCTGTCGCTCGGAATCACCTGCCTCAGAAACGCGTTCCACTTTGGACACCGCTTGTTCTTGTCGTACTCAATCGGCGCCAGGTTTGTGATCAGGTCTTCTCGTCGGTGCGGCTGCAGATTACCAGTCTTGAGGTTGATCGTTCCGTTCATGCAGTTGAATAGCCAGCCGTCGCGGTCAAAGTCCTCTGGCTTGCGGGCGATCCGTGGATCGGTGCGCGCCATCTCCAGCATCGCCCACACTCCCTTGGCGCTGTCGCTGCGCTCTGCCCATTTCGTCATTGCAGAGGCGATCGCCTCCGCGGCCTCGCACTCCTGCCACTCCGCCGTGCGCCGAGCGGCATCGCGCTTCGCTTTGTTCTCTGGCTTGCGAGCGTCAAGTCGGCCTGCCTCGAGCACATCCGAGTTCGCCGCCTCGATCTCCTCCAGCCTCCCCCGCGCCGCGCTGCAGGATTCGTACAGCTTCTGCACGACCTCCTTGGCTGCCTCGGAAGCCTCGGAGTCGGCCCCGCGCTTGTACCGAGTTCCGTCGTGCGAGCACCAGCCCCAGCCTTCGACGTAGAGCAGCTTCCCGGCGAACATGTCGCAGAATCGCGCCGCGTTGCCGCCCTCGGTCAGGTGGTACCAGTCGCCGTCGGTTGGCGTCTTGTCGTCGGAAGCTGCGCCCTCCGCGTGCTGCTGCTCGAGCTTGCGAGTGAACTCGCGGAGTCCGTTGCCGACGATGTCGGTCTCGTTCAGTTCGCCGGGCCGATCGGCGAGCACCGCACTCGCCTCGGCTGCGTCTATGGCTGCCGCCTCTGTAGTGTCGTCGCCCATCACGGCCTCCATCCTTGGCACCACGAGTCGTTGAGGTCGGCGGATGGGTACCTGACGACGAGGAGCGTCTCGTCGATGCGCAGCCCGGACTCGATCGCGACCTCGCCAGCCCTGATCGCATGAGCGATGCCATCGTTGTCGGCATGTGGACAGATCAGCATCCGGCCGCCGTGGCGTGCGATGCGGGGCGCGACTTGCTTGGCGAGTACCGGCAGGTGGCTCGCAGACTGCGCGCCGATAGTTGTGGCTGTCGGCCAGGCCAACGCGCTGGTGATGCTGTCGGCGAATCCCTCGCACAACACGACGTCGCGCCCGGCCTGGACGTCGCTGACCGCGCCGACGTAGCTGCCGCGGTTGTAGGCCGACACGATCGACGGTAGCGGGCTGAACCGTTGCCCGTCCTCACCGTGGACGTACTGCGGCAGCCTGCGCCGCCTGACGTTCACGATCGCGCCGTCGTCGCCGAACAACGGGATCGCCAGCGAGTCGCGGACGCCGGCGGAGAGCAGCTCGCCGACCGTGTCGAACCGGACGAGCCCGCGTTCGACGGCACCGGCCAGGCCGCGCTGCCGCAGGTAGCGCTCGCCGGCGCCGGTCTTGGTGCGGGTCGGCAGCGCGTTCCAGTAGGCGGTTGCGTGGTCAACAGCCCATGCGCGCTCCCACTGCATGCGCTGCAGCCGCTCGCGAGCGTCGCGTTCTTCCTTCGCGCGGGCTGCCGCAATGCGCTCGGTGCGCTCCTCGGCAGTTAGTCGACGAGCCGGAACGCCCGCGACCTCGGCCGCGATCGCCATCACGCGCACGAAGTCCTTGCCGCTCGTCCGTAGACCCTCGTGGAGCGCGATCAACTTGAGGAGGTTTCCGCCGAATCCGTGGACGTTGCAGATCCACAGCTTGCGGTCCGGATCGACGGTGAACGCCCGCTTGCTCTTGCCGTGGTACTCGGTCGGGCAGCGATGCCCATACCAATCGCCGTGACTGCAGCGCCGGGTGTCACCGTCGAGCCCGGTGTACACGAGCGCCTGATCGACGGTCAGGGCTGCGGTGATGTCTTCGAGCAGGAAGACGGGTTGAGGTTGTCGTGGGGTCGTGGCATGCTTGGTCAACATCCGTTGCGCTCCGTTCAGCGTGTCGGGTTAGGAGCGGTTCCGCGTTGACGCGCAGGCCGCTCCGCTTGCGTTGACGTCCACCGTGGACGCCAGCGCGGAGATGGTCTCGAGGTAGGCGGCGGAGGTTCGGTCGCCGGACACGGCCGCCGGCACAGCAGGGTCGCGGCTGCGGCGGGGGGCGGCTCGAAACTGCTGCACGAGCCCAGGTTCCAGCCCGCGCGCGGATCGGTCGAATTCGGCTGCGGCGTCGATACACTCGACGAATCGGCGATCACGACGCGGCCTCGACGTCGGGAATCGGAAGCCGTGGACGTCCGCGACGCGCAAGCCGGTTGGCCTCTCGCCGCAATCGACGGCGCTCGAACCGGACCGAACGCACGAACTCGATCGCGCGCTGCTCCTTCTCGTCGAGGATTTCTATCTCTTCTTCAAATGCAGCGACAAGAGCGAGCGTTTCGCCTTGCGCGCTGCGGTCTCCGTGACGCATTGTCGCTACCTCGGCACTCGAGACCAACTAGGGCAACCTGGTCGATGGTTGGAAGCGTCATGTAGTCACTTTCCGTGATCGGGTTGGTTTTAGTCAAACGAAAACCGACCTCGGAGTACACCATTGGCAGCGGGTAGATGGTCTGGATTGGCTAGGCGTAGCGCAGGCGAGGCCGTCAAATTCCGACGAAGCGAGCGCAAAACACTAGGCATCATGCTGTGTTGTATGACGTGTTCGATGTTGTGGAAGGCCTGTGAACAAGGCTGTGACCAAACTTTTCAAATAGAAATGTTTCTACTCTAGGGGAGATCTCCCCTCGGTGGCCGGTCGAGACGCCTGACACCATAAATGCATGAAATATATCGTGAATTAGCTGGAACTGTTAGCACCCGGTTGCGCGAGTCCGCGAAAAGCCGCACAAAGCAACATGCCAAAACAATCCTCGTCAATCGTCGCAACTGACACCGCACCTGCAACACCTGCAACACCTGCAACGTCGGGAATGCCAATGAACATCGTCCGCCTCGTTCGTCTCGTCCACCGTGAGACGCTGCGCCAGGCCGTAGAGTGGCTCGGCATCGGCGACGCATTCATCGCCGACAACGGTGATCTCGTCGTGCGCCTCTCCGGCGCCGGTGACGCCGAAGTGCGGGAACCTCTCCACCCCGATCACCTCGATCCCGGCGTGCTGCGCCTGCAGTTGACCGCGCTCGCCTACGAGGTGGCCAGCCTGCCGACGAAGACGGACGTCCTCCCGTGGCCGACCGAGGCGGAGTATGAGGCGTCCAAGGTGGTCGCGTCGTGAGCGCCGCGAGGCGCCTCGCCGTCGCCGTGGTGGTGTGCATACCCGGTACCCTGGTCGCCGCCGGCCACCTCCAAGCTGCCGCGGTCGCTCTCGTCGCTGGCGCAGCGATCGCTGCCGGGGTGTGCTTCTGGCCGCGGGGTCGACACGCCGTCGCGCTGCCAACGGTACCACCAGACGCGGACCACGACCCGCACAGCTTCGCGGACTACGTTCACGCGCTGCGGAACAGGCACGCCGCGCTCCTGTCGTGGCTGCGGCGGCACGACGCCGATGACGTTTTCATCGACGCGACCGGGAATCTGGTCGTCCAGCTTGGTGATCGGCGGGAATCGGAGCCATGTTGCGCCGGTACACCGCGTGAGCTGGCGGATCAACTCGCGCGGTTGAAGGAACGGCTGGTGACGCGGACCGCGCGTGCCATGCAGGATGCGCCAATGCCGAGCATCCTGATGCGCGAGTCATCGCGATGAGCACGCCGGACTTCGCCGCCGCGCTGCGCCCGCTGGTCGAGCAGGTCGTACGCGAGCAGCTCGCCGAGCTGCGCAAGGAAGCGCCGCCGACGTTGATCGACTGCCGCGAGGCCGCCCGGCGCGCCGGCGTGTCGATGGAGTCGATCCGCAGGTGGTGCAGCCGAGGCCGATTGACACCGCACAGCGCCGGCCGTGAGCTGCGGATCGACGCTGCCGAGCTTGAGCGCTACCTTGCGCAGCCGCCGCAGCAGGAGCGCAGGTGAGCACGCCTCTGGTGTACACCGCCGATGAGCTGGCCAAACTGCTCGGCGTCGATCGTAAGACGGTCTACGAGTACGCCGACCGCGGCGAAATCCCAAGCAAACGGCTTGGCCGTCGCGTCCTTTTCCCACGCCAAGCGATCGATCACTGGCTCGCCGGCGTAGGATGACGGGCCATGGGTGCACGCAAGGAAGACGGCCGCTGGTTCTACCGCAAACGGGTGCGCCTCCCAGATGGGCGCAAGGTGCGCATCTTCGGCACGCCGAGTCGCTACCAGTTACCCAACACGAGGTCCGGCGCCGAGGAGGCAGAGCGCCGGGCGATCCATGATGCGATCGCCGGCCGCCCGACGGCCGCGCCAGATCCGGCGGCAGCCACCGCGCCGACCGTCGCCGCGTTTGTCCCGGTGTACCTGCAAAACAGCCGAGCGAAAAACAAGCCGCGCAGCGTGAACAGCAAGGAGCAGATCCTCCGTGATCACGTCCTGCCTGTGGTCGGCGAGCTGCCGCTCGACCGAGTCGACTTCGCCGTGATCGAGGACCTCAAGCACGGCCTGCTCGAGTCCGAGTACCGTGGTCGGCATCGCAGCGCCAAGACCGTAAACAACGTGCTGACCGTGCTTCGTCGGCTGCTCGTGCTCGCGAAGAAGCGCGGTCACGTCGTCGCGGTCCCCGAGATCGAGTGGCTGACCGTCGAGGATCCGGACTTCGACTTTTTCACGTTCGAGGAGTTCGACGCGCTCGTGGCCGCCGCCGAGCTGGGCGAGTGGCGGACGATGATCCATCTCGCGGGGCTGACCGGGCTCCGCCAGGGCGAGATCCTCGCGCTCCAGTGGAACCAGGTCGACCTGGAGCGCTACCGGATCCACGTGGTCGAGTCAACCTCGCGGCGGATCACGACCTCGCCCAAGAGCCGCAAGGGGCGTACGGTCGAGATCGGCGAGACGGCGCGCGCCCTGTTGCGCTCCCATCGGCACCTCCGCGGACCATACGTGTTCTGCGACGCCGACGGTGCGCAGCTGACCGACGGCGAGTGCAAGTGGCCTCTGTGGCGAGCGTGCCGCAAGGCGAGACTCCGGCGCATCGGGTGGCACATCCTGCGCCACACATACGCCTCGCACCTCGCGATGCTCGGGGTGTCGCTCAGGACCATCCAGCTACAGCTCGGCCACGCCACGATCGAGATGACCATGCGGTACGCCCATCTCGCGCCGGAGACCATGCAGTCCGCCGCGCGCCTGCTCGATCGTCGCCCTGCCCAAAACCTGCCCGACCGTGGCCAATCAGGAGGAACCTGACGTGACTCAGCGGAACGAAGCCGACGGGTACACCGTCGAAGATGCCGAATCTGCTAGATTTGATCGCGGGTTCGACTCCCGCCGCCTCCACGATTTAGGCCGTGAAATTACACAGGAAAACGGCATGGCCATGCCGCCGGGTCGGAATCCTGCCCAAAACCTGCCCATCTGGCGTGACCAGGTCACCACCCGCCGACTCGCGGCAGAGCTCCTCGGGATAGAGCCCGGCGCGATCCGGGGAAAGGTGGCTCGGTGAGCGGCGGCCATGGGCCGGGAGCGGCGGGCCCGAACACCATCCCCAGATCGCTCAAACGGCGATACGCGCCCGTCTGCGGGCATTCAGCCGCGGGCGCGAACTCGGCGAGCACCGCGCTCATCCGCCCCACGGTGGGGCGGTTGCCGGCCGACCTCGCTGGCCAGCATTTTGGGACACGGTGGCACGAATATCGAAATCATTTAGGAATCCGACGGATGACAGCGCGATGACCGCCATCCATCGCCGTCGGGGCCTTGGGTTGCTCGATCACCCGACTGAGATCGGCAAGAACCTGGAGGCCGCCGAGCGCGACCCGGACCGCTGGAAGATCGACCCAGAGAACGGCGCGGCCCGCTACACCGGCCGCGGGAAGCGGGGCGGACCATCGCATGAGGAGGCCGACGACGGCGACCTGGCCGACGCGATCAGGGAGCTGTGCGCTGCGCGCGCCATGCTCGGCGAGGCATACCGGATGACTGGCGGGCGCGCCCGCCGCGAGGCCATCGCCGCCGCGGTCGCAAAGGCAGCGCTCGCGGGGCGCTTCGTGGACGACCTGGTGTTGCGGCGAGGCGGCCGGTGTCCGGACGTCGAACACGACGAGCGCACGCCGTGAGCCGGTGATCTCCTGGCCGGCTCGGCCGCGCGGGCCAGCGGGTTTGACGGTCAGCGTTTCCGAGGGGCCTTGCGCGGCGCAGGCGGCGGCTCGACAGGCAACTGCGGCGCCGTCGCCGGTTGTCCGTTGCAGCGCCGGGTTATCCACATGGACAGCGGGAACCCGTCGGAGCGGGCTGCGGCCTCCCATGCTTCGCGTGTCGCGGCGTTGGTTCGCACGCCGATGTTCTCTGTTTTCTCTTTGACTCTCATATCACGCGTATATCACGCGGTGTTACACGGTTCAACGCGGTCGACGAAGTCTTCACGTTTAACCGAGACTAACGTTGCTTGACTTCGGTTGAACAAGATACTACAGTAGGTTCATGCGCGACAACTCAACGAACCCTGAAGCCTCCATCCTCTCCAACGGCATGCGCGTCCGACTCTTCGACGGGTCGGAAGCCCTCGCCTACCATGACTGCAGCATCGGTCGGCCCTTTGACGGCCGATACGTCACGGTTCAGCGCAACCCTGTCACCGGCGGCGAGCGCCGCGACCACGGCTGGGCGCGCGAGCAGCTGGAGGTGATCGAGTAGAACGGCTTACGGGCGGGTGCTCGGCCGTCGCGGTGGACCCGATCGGCGACGGCTGCGAACGAGGGTTGGTGGTGCGGTGCTGTACCGTGGATGACGCCGGGTGGCGTGTCCGCGAAACATGACACGCGTCGATCGCTGGATCGGCGTGCGCGGCGGGACGCGCGCGCGGTTCGGTTCGGCGCATGAAAGGGTGTGGACCTATGGGCAAGTCACGAACGACATCACCAGAGCACACGGAGCGGCGCGGAACTGTCGGTAAGGCGCCCTACAGCGACGAGCCGGCCCCGGGGGCGCTGGCCGAATTCGACGTCCTTCTTGCGGCAACGATCGCGCGCGCGCAACGCGGACCGCATTGCCCATTTCTCGGCTTGCAGCTCGAGGTGTTCTACCTGGCGCCGGCTATTCGGCGCCGATGGAGCGCGATCGCTTGCGAGCTGATCGACATCAGCGACATACCGCCGGCGAGATGGCACCGGCTCTGCGCCGAGTTGCACCAGCTGTGCAGCAGGGCCCGGCGTCCGCCGTTTCTCGCCGACGCGTTCATCCTGGACGGTGACGAGTGGCGCGCGAGGTACGATCCGCCGGGGAAAGCAGCGTAGCACCGATCGCCGCCCGGTGAGTACACGTGGGGAACCTACCCGACGAAAGGAGGCGCTTGCGGCCCAGGCCTCTGGCGACCTATGCTCGCGACATGCTGCCGATGCGCGTGGTGATCGTCCTGGGGTTGGCGTGCTCGGCGAGCTGCGATTCGCCCAAGGTCAGCATCGACGCCGGACCGCCGACCGTCATCGTTCCGCCGTCATGCCCGCCGCTGCCAGAGGCCTCGACGTTCAACTTTTTCGGTGAGACCTGCACCGCGGCACCCTTCCCGGCGAACACGGTCTGCCACGCCAACGACGCCGGGTGGTGCATCGAAGGCGTGTGCCGGCCGCAGAGCAGCTCCGGACACTGCCCGGCGTGCCCCGCCGGGACCGAGCACTTCGCGCCTGCGGGAGCGGGATACTGCGCGCCCCGGTAGCTGTCAGCACCTGACCCGCAGCATCGCGGTCCGGTGCTCGGCCTTCGGCCATGTCCGGTCGTGCTCGACGAGGCTAGCGCCTGTCCCGAGCACCGCGCCCGGCTTGCGACCAGGTGGCCCCATGCATTCGACGGTGTCGAGGAGCGACCAGTCCGGGTTCGCAGCGTCCCACTCGAGGCACCTCGCGATGCCCGTGACGATCTTGACGTGGCCGATCCAGGGTAGTTCGTGGCCGGGCAGCCGGAACGTCGGGTAGCAGAGCAGCGCGCCGAGCTCAGGCCGGTCCAGGCGCTCGAACAGCTCGCGGTGGTGGTCGGCATCCTCGATCGCGCTGTTCGGGTTCACGTCGTCGGACACCGTTGCCCAGGGACCGCGATTGAACCCCGGGCGGTGCCGCGGCAGCCGATAGCACCAGCTGATCGCGAAGCCTGAGCAGTCGCTGACGAGCCCGCCGGCCTTGTTGCGGGTCCAGGGCAGATCGATCCCGCCGACCGGGTAGTAGTCACCGCCTCCCATCTCGTACTCGCCGCCCTGGCCAGCGACCGACAGTGCGCGCTCGACCGCCTCGGCCGCGGTGCAGGGCCGGGGGAGCGTCACACCGTGTCTCCGGGGATGGTCTCCGCGGGATCATAGGTCGCCTCGAAGATGTCCGGCTTGCAGGGATAGAGCTCGCCCTTGACGCCGCGGATGATCCAGTCGGAGAGATCGCCGGTGTGGTCACCCTCGAGCGTCCTGATCAGCACGCTGTGGTTACCGACTTGCAAAACGCCGCTCTCGAACGCCTCGATCACCCACGCCGGCCAGGCCGTGGCGCGCGAGCTGATCGACGCGAGCAAGGCGCTGACCTGCGCCGCCTCGATGACGACAGGTTTCTTGCGGAAGCGCGCCATCACAGCACCTCGCCGCCGGTCCGCACCGGCGCCCATCCCGCGAGTCGCGCCGCCACACTGAACGCCGCGCGCAACTGCACCGGGTCCCCGGCCGAGAGCGCGCTCACCGCGACCCCGGGCATCGAGCTCGTCACCGCGGCGGTCGCCGCAGCCCAGGCCCCCGTGATCGCGCAGCGCCCGAGGTCGCTATTGATCGGCGCGAGGTCGGCGGCGATGCGCGCCTGCAGCGCGGCGGTGTCCCCCGGAGCGACGCCGGAGATCCAGCCCTGCACCTTCGCCGAGGCGAACAGCCTGGCGTCGGCCAGCGCCTGCGCGTCGAGGTGCGCAGCCTCGCAGTCGAGCGCGGCGACCACGCCGACAGCGGTGGTCTGCCGAGCCTGAGTGGCGGTGCAGGCGATCGCAACGACCACACCAGCCAGCGTGAGCGCGATCAGGACTCCGAGGAATGCGTTCCCGGCCTGCGGGTTGCGCGCGGGAACGCCGGTGATCGTGCCGTCGGGCGACACTTTGATGACGCCGGCTGCGACGGATTCCGCCACCGTCGGGTTGCGGGGCTGAAGGTCGGCGAGCGACTTCGGGACGATGCCGCCGCGCGCGATGCCGACGATCTCACCACCCCCGTCGTCGGTCGCGCCGCGAAGATCCGACAGCGTCGGAAGTTTCGCCGCTTCGGTCCCAGGGACTGCCTGCCCCAACAGGCCGCGCACGAGGCCGGTGAGCGACGCGACCTCGGCGCGGAGGGTGTCCACGATGACCTCGGCTCGGTCATCGATCGTCGTTTTTGTGCGAGGCGCGATCGCATGGAGGATCGTAGACACCCCGCCGAGGATGACGCCGAGGCCGCCGAGGATGACGGCGATGACGATGGCCACAGCCATCCAGTCGGATGGGACCGCAGCGACTTGCGCGGTGACGACCTCGGCGTGCGCGAAGCGGGCGAACAGGAGCAGGATCGTGGTGGCGATCAGCAGCATGAGCGAGAGAGATCCAAACGAGTCACGGGTGCGAGTGGTCATAGGGTTCCTTTCGTATCGGCGTCGATGACGCCGGCATCGGAGACGGGTTCGGCGGGAAGAATGTTGGTGCAGGTGCCCCCGGAACAGAACCGGCAGCGCCCGGCGAGGTCGCCACACTGAAAACTGGAGATGCACTGGCCGCCGCAGAAGTTCGGAGTCGGGGATTCATCTGCTGACAGCTGGCAACCACAGATCAGCAATGCGATCAGGATTATATGGGTCATGGGTCTGGTCTTTCCGAGGTTGACTACCGAAAAGAGATCGAGGCGTCGGGTCTCAGGTCGAGGCCCGACAACTTGCGGAGCATCAGCACTTCTTGCTGCAGGAGCTCGATCTGCTTGCCTTGTGATTTGATCTCGGCCCTGGTTTCACCGACGCGTTCCGAGCTCGCGGTGATCTTGTCGGCCGACCAGAGCATCAGCGCCATCGCTGCGCCGATCAGCGCCGGGATGCCGACAGCGGATACCACGCGCCAGCTCCGCCGGCTCGCCTCCAACGAGGCAATCCGCTTGTCGATGTCGATCTCGAAGGCGTTGCGTGGCGCCGACACGAGATCGGTGACCACCGGGGTGCGCGGCGGATATTCGGCGAAATGCGCCGCCCGTTCGCTGTCAGTCACGACGTGCGAGCGTGGCGGGGTGATCTCGTCGTCATCGTTGATCATTCGGTTGCTCCGTCATGGCTTGAAGGCGACCGCCGCCGCGTAGGCGATGGTGGAAAGGGAGAACGACAGGCTCGCGGTACCCGTCGAGCCGTGTGCAGCGAGCGTCCCGGTCCAGATGCCCAGGCTCGGCGATCCGGTTGTGGGGTAGTAGGACTCGGTGTACTTCGCGACGTTCGCGAGCCCACCTGCGGTGATCGTTGATACATTTCCGGCCCCCGTCGGCGGTCCGCCGACAATATGGATCACGAGGCCGTTGTCGACCGTGGTGGTAAGCGCCCCGATCGTGAATGGGCCAGCGCCGAACTGGTTCAGCACGGTCGACGCCGCGACGTCAACGTCCTGGTTTCCTGACACCGGCCCGCGCACCGTGATGCGCTTGGCGATGCAGTCCGTGGCATTCGTGACCGTGGCGGTGGCGGTGGCGAGCGTGCCGGTCCCGCTCTCACCGCTCTGGACCTTGCGCTTGAAGACGGCCCACGTGCACGTGAACCCGGCGGCCGTGGTCTGTCCGTTGGTGACCGAAGTCCACAGGCCACCGGGCCCCGTGATGGTCATGGTCGCGGCGCCGCCACCCGGCGTGACACCGCTGCACTGGGCGATCAGGAGCTCGGTGTCACCGACCCGCGATTCAGGGTCGCCGAGCGGCGAGAGCGTCGGACCGGCGCCGAACAGCGAGACGCCGTTGCCGACGATCGCGCACGCCGGAGCCGGAACCAGGCGCGCGATGCTCCGCAGATCCGCGCCGGCGCGGCCGACCTTCTTGCCGATGTGTAGGATGCCGGGCGTATTCGGATGCAGGATGTCGGCGAGTACCACCTCGTCGATGGGCACCAGCCTGAAGAACGACGGCGCCGTGCTCGCGTAGGTCGTCTGCTGCGTGCGCACCGTCGTCGTGAAAGTCTGGACCGTGTTCACGTTGATCAGCGGCCAGACGATCACGGCCTCGGGGAAGTCCACGTGGAGCTGATTGACCATCGTGGTCATGTTCGCGGCCATCGCGTTCGCGGCCGTGGTATCCGAAGCGTCGTTGGTGCCGAGGTTGACGTAGATCAGACGCACCACGCGTCCCGTCGACGCCTCGTACGCTCTCACCCTGTTGCGCTGGTTCCGGTAGAGATTACCGCCGGGCAGCGTGGAGCCGTACGTCGCTGTCGGCAGCCAGTGCGTGGCCAGGAGCGAGCTCGTGATGCCGCACTTCACGACGTAGCCGAACGCCCCAGCGATGGCCTTGAGCGTCCGACCGACCGTGATCTCCGGGCCGAAGCCAGGCACGTTACCGGGGCTAAACGCGACGAGCGGTGTCGGACCGAACTCCGCACCGAACGGTGGCGGGTCGTTGGTGTTGGCGGCCCGCTGAGCCGCGAGTGTGACGAACGAGAACGCCGTGTCGACGCCGTTCTCCAGGACCGGGCCGATGTTGTTCGCGTCGCCGGTACCGCCGGCGATGCTGTCACCAATCACCAAGGCGATGGAGTCACCGCCCGCGGCGATCGGATCGGCCGATACGCCGACAGCGAGACCGACGCGAATGCCCCCGACGAGCCCTGTGCGGATTCCGATCACGCTGCCGCCTTCCCCCAGATCGCACACCGCATGAGGCCGCCCGTACCGCCGACGACAGCCCGCCAGCGCCCGCGGCGCATGCCGAAGTTTCCGAGGTTGATCGTGCTCCCCCCCGCGGTGCCGCCGGCGACGACGAGGGTCAAGTTCGTTGCGGTAAGGCCACCAGATCCGGAGCCTGACACATAGACACCCGAGGTCGGGTTCTCCTGCATCCAATTACCCGCGGTCGTGTCGAAGTCCGACACATCGACAGGGCCACGTGAATCGGCAGGCTGCCAGGTCGTGGGGAAATTACAGGTCTCGAGCGTGAGCGTGACGATGATCGCGCTGTCCCAGCGAAAGTGAGTCGACACGGTGGCCGACTCGGCAGGAACCGAGGCCTTCCACGATCCGAACGGAAAGAAGTACGTTGTCCCGCTGGCAAGCGTCACGCCGAACGTGGACGGTGCTCCGATGTTGCGGTTCGCTGCAATCACGACGCCGTCCGAGGAGCGAATCGCGTCGAGGTTGCCGGAGTCGGTGCGGTTGAGATCGGTCATACGTGAGCTCCTTGTGCGCGCGCTTGCGCCGGGGTCGGCTTGTCGAGTGAACGAACGCTGCCGAACTGCGGGCGCGCCCGTGGTGCCGCCGTTCCGCCCTGTGTCCCAGGTTCGGCGGCGAACTGACCCTGTAGTACGGCAAGCACCCGAGGATCGAGTGCTGGATCAACTGGCTCGCCGGTCAAGATCGACAGCGCGAATCGCCGCTTGTAGGGAAGGGTCGCGCGCAGGCTCGAGAGCTGTGCGCTGACCTCGCCGGCGAAGCTGGCCAGCATCTCGGGGGATACCGCCCGCAGCGCCGCGACGTCCTCGGGTGTGACCTGGCCATGGATGGCACGCTCGAGGACAGCATGCGGATCCTCGACGGCTGCAGCCGAGCGCGCCCACGAGCGCATTGCCATGCTGCTCGGCTGCCAGCGGTCGGGCCCGGTCGGGACACCAGCGATGTCCGGGCGCCGAGGGATAATGCTCGACAGGTACTCAATGCGTCGCACAGCGAGCGACTCGAGGCGATCGGCGAGGATCGGATCGGCTATGCCGATGGCCCGGAGCTGGTTCGCAAGCGCCTGGCGTGCCTCGGGCCGTATCCGAGGCGTTCCGGTCGCGTCGTATGCGGTCAGCTGTTTGATCTCGTCGGTGCGCTGTTTGAATAGCGCCGGCAGCGTCGTCGGTTGCGGTTCGCCCTTGCGCTCGGGCGCATAGCGGAGTTGAGAGAGCACCCTGGTAGCGAGGACGGGTGCGGCCGGTGCGGCCTTACCAGCGACATCGAGGAACGTCTTCGCGGCTTGCCCGGCTCGCTTGGCCTGGGTGCCGACAGCCTCGGCGAGCTTGCCGGACACGAGCCGAGTCGCGAGGTCCGCCGCCTTGGCGCCGACCACCGGCGCGAGCAGGTGACCGATCACCGGGATTGATCCGACCACTCCGGCAGCGGTCGAGTAGGCAGCATGCCCGAGGAGCTTTGTTCCCGCACTCTCCGTCTTGGGCACCATGAGTGCGTCGCGTGCGTTGTCGATCGCGGCAAGTCGCGCAGAGGCCAGCTCGGCCTTGGGTACGAGCGGCGCTGCCGCGGCCTTGATCTTCGTCTGCAGCGCTCGGTTCTGCTCGAGCAGACCGTCGAGCTTGCCGAGCGCCTGCTGGCCTACCCCGCTGACCTCGCCGTTCTTGAGCGCGTCCAGGAATACTTGAGCGTCCTCGCGGGCGACCGTGACGGTACCGCCCTTGGGGACCTTGACGTCGGCGAACGTGGCGTAGCGGCGTGCTGCCTTGCCGGTGAGCGTGATGTCGCCGGTCTTAGGCGCTGCCGCTGGTACGTCGCCGACGCGAACCCGCAAGATCGTGTGGCCGTCGGCCGCTTTTTCGACGCTCGTCACCGTGTACTTCGAACCGCGCGGCAGCAGGAGCTCTTTCTCGGCAGAGAACTCCGAGGGTACCGGCGCGATCGGATGACCAGCCGGGACCTCGATGTGCAGCTCCACGCCGGGCCGAACGCCAAGGCCCTGCGTGTACGACTTGCCCACGCCGCCGAGATCCGTCGAGGTCGACGAGTAGCCGTGATCGATGAAGCTCTCGCCTGGCTTGAGCGCGGCAAGGTCGACCTTGCCGGCGCGCGCAGACGCATCGCCGTTCACGCCGCGGTAGACGACCAGGTCGCGTGGCGCCGCCGACTCAGCGATCCCGCGGTCGAGTGCCCGCACGGTGTCGGCCAGCTCCGGTGGTAAGCGTGTGAGCGGATCGCCGAACTTACTGACCAATCGCGGGTTTGCGGCGAACTCGCGCAGGTTACTGTTGATGGCCCCATAGAGTCCATTCTGCGAGTAGCTGTTGAGCGCCGCAGCGGAGTCAGCCGGAATGCGCGCGTTCTGGGCAAAGGCCGCGAATTCCTGGTCGTTCAGTGCCGTCGGGACGGATGCCTTGGGTCCAAGTTCCTTTTCTAATCCCTCGGCGATCCGTGCATTGACCGCCTCGAGCTTCTTTGCGATCTCGGCCCGGTTCGCGATCGCCCCTTCGAGCGCCTGCTCCTCGGTGCGCAGCGGCTTGAGGAGCGAGCCCGGCGAGTCGCGGAGGCCTTTGACGTCGTCGAGCGCGTTGCGCAAGGCCTTCGTGGCCTTGCCCAGCCGTGCCGCGTCTTCGCCCTCGGTGATCGCCGCCCAGGGGTTTGCATCTTGGACGACCTGCCGATACGCAAGCACGTCGTCGACGGCCGCGGACCGCGCCGTCACACGCTGTGCTGCCTGTTCCTCGGCGAGCCGGTCGACCTCGGTCGCCCGCGCAGCACGGAGGCCCTTGGCGTCTAGCGCGGCGAGGTCATCGGGTACTGCATCCTGCACCGCGCGCGCAGCGATGTGTTCGTCGAGCGCGGTACCGGCGCGCTTCAACCCGCGCTCAACGAGCGCCGAGCCGGCGCCGGCGAGCCCGCCAACCGCTCCACCGAACAACATGTTGCTGCCGAGCGTCGACGCCGCGCGCTCCCATGTCAGCGGATCCTGTGAGGTCGCGAGGTCGGATACCCCCTGGCCGGCACCGAAGATCGCCCCCTCGGTGGCACCGCCGGCCGCCCGCGCCAGGACACCGCCGCCGAGCTCGCCGGCGACGGTTGCACCTGCATCTCCCGCGAGTCCGCCCAGGCCGATCGGGGTAAGTGCGCCAGCGACGGTGCCCAGTGTCGACGCAATCGGATGCCGCTCGCGAAGCTGGCGAAGCACATCACCGCCGCCGGCAGCGGCGAGCAGCGCATCGGAGCCGCCGGCAGTGACCGTGCCGAGCGCGCCGAGAGCACCTGCCGCAACAGCTCCCGAGGTCCCGCCGAACTGCTCCTCCTGTACGGTCTCAAGGTTGCGCTGGGCGCGCTCGGAGACGTTCTCGACGCGGAATCCCTGACGCAGGTACTCGGGGAGCTGCTCCTCGGCAACATCGTAGGCCTGGCCGCCACGGTCCAATACGGTGACGTTGCCCATCACCGCCCTCCTGGCAGCGGGATTGCGTCGATGCCCTGGCTGACTTGGTTCAGCAGGATCTGCTGCGCGTAGGCCCGTACCCCTGGCGACGTCGCATCATTGGCCGCCTTGTGGAGGCTTTCGAGGGCGCCCGTGCGCCTCTGCTCGAGCTCCTTCGCCGCAGCCTCGGCTTTCACGCGCAACGGATCACCGGCCTGGCGCTGGAGGTCTGTGGCGATCTGCGCCTGCAACTTCGCATGCTCACCGTCATCCGGGCTGCGCACGTATGTGCCCTGGGGAAGCGGAACACCAAGGTCAGCACCCCACTGGTCGAGCGCCTGCTGCTGCTCGAACGTGAACCCCTGCCTGGCCTCCTGATCGGTGCCGATCTTGTCGTTTTGCGCCGACAGCACGAGTTGCAATGCGCGATCCTCGGCAGTTTTTGAGGCTGCCGGCGGACTCGAAGTATCGAGGATGTCGAATCGCTGATCCTGCGGATAGCCGAACGACTTGAGATCGGTGTTGAGTCCCTGCAGGAGGAGGGCGCGTGCTTCGCGCATACCCGGGATGGGATCGCGAAGCTTGCTGGGGTTGCCTGTGCCGAGCATGCCCTTGATCAGTTCGACATCGCTCTCGGTGATCTGACCGAGCTCGGCTGCGTTCTTGGCTTCGATCTTCGCTTGGCCCCAGATAGCGTCGAGCTGCTGTTTCTCGTCGGAATTGCCGACTTCGCTCGACCAGCCGGTGCGCTTGCGGATGGCCTCGTCGATCAGGTTCACGATCTTAGTGGTGGCGGCGACTTTCTTCTTGAGCTTTCCCACCTCTGTTGGCTCGCCTGTCGCGATGAACGTCGACTCCTTGCCGGCTGCGTCCTTGATGGGCACACCAGGAACCGCGCGCACGTTCTCGGGCGCCTGGTTCCGCAGCTGTTGGCCCTTGGTGCCTGCCTCGGCCCACGTGTTGTACTCCTTGATCGACATCGGGATCGGCGGAACCGGCGAGCCCGGCGGCAGGATGCGCGCGAGCACCTCGGGGTCGAACGCCTGATCCTGTGCCTTGGCCTTCGTCTTCTCGAGGGTGAACTTGGCTGCCTCGAGCCCTTCGGTCGCACGATTGTGCCGCAGTGTTTCAATCGCCAGCGTAGCCTCGCGATCGGCGTTCTGCTGCTTGATGTGGTTATCGAAGCTCTTTTGCCCGATTTCACGCAGCGTCGTTGCCTGTTGAGCCGCAATCCCGGCGCGCAGCTGAGCGATCCGCAGGCCTCGTGTGCCGTCGGATGCGAAGTCCTGTTGCTGCGTCTTCAGAAGGTCGTCGGCGTGCATGAGCGCGGCAAGGCGCACGGTCTCAGCCGCCTGGTAGGCGTCATTGTTGAGATGTATCTGCTCGGCGAGCGCGGTCCGGCGCAGGTTGAGCCCCTCGCGCTGATTCGCGAGGTCTGCCTGCTGAGCCTGGATGCCTCGGTTGATAGCGGTATTCAGCGCATCCAGTCCGGCATTGTTCGGCGACCCAGTGCGCCCCTGGACGAGCCCACCGACAACAGCACCGAGCACACCTGCGATCTTTTGGCCGGTGCTGAGCCCGCCAGTCGGATCGTTCTTGGTGGCGGCGATCCGCTGGGCGTCGGCGATGACCTGATCGAGTTTCGCCTGCGTGGCCTTCATGGCCGCATCGCGGGCACGAGCGTTCGCCATCTGCTGATCGAAGTCGCGGTTTCGGATCTCGAGCTGGCGCGCGGCGACCTGCTTCTGGCGCGCATCATCGAGGCGCAATCCAAGCTCAGCGAACCCCTGCTGGTCGCGCAGCGCGAGCTCATTCAGATATCGCTGGCGCTCGGGTGTAACCGGGCCACTGATGAGATCGGCAAGCAGCGCGTCGGGATTACCCGCGTAGCCTTTGGCGACTTGCTGATAGCGCTGCTCGGGCGTCAGCGCCTGCCGAGCGTCGCCGGTGAACGGCTGATCCGGTGGTCCAACGAGCGAGCGCTCTACCTGGCCGGTGATCGCATCCGGCAGCGGAGGCGGAGGCACAGGCGCGGGAGTCAGCGCGGGCGGCGGTGGCGCCACGGGTGCGTCCGGCGGTGGCGGAGGCGCCGCCTGCTCCATCCCGGGCACTATGGGCGGCGGTACCAGCTCGGGCGGAATCGCCACGCCATAGGGTGCCCACGGCGACGGTAGGCCGGGGAGGCTCGCGTCGACGGGCGGCGGTGGCGCCACGGGTGCGTCCGGCGGTGGCGGCAACGTCGGCGTAGCGAACGGCTCCCCGACCGGAACACCGGGCGGGGGCACCAGTGCCGGATCAAGCGGATAGAGCGCGTCGCCGAGCGCCATCAGGTCGCCTTCTTCCCCTCGAGCTTCGAGAGCCGCTTGTCGAGGCCAGGCATGATCGCTGCGAGCGCCGCGGCGAGCTTGGCGCCGTCGATCGCCTTGCCGCCCGGCGTATCCGTGACGGTGTGGCGGAGCCCCGGTGTGCGCTCGAGATCCTGAGCCATCTGGCCAAGCTGATCGCCTTGGCCGTGCCGCTCGTCCTTGTACTTGTAGAGATGCGCGCCGAGCCCCTTGAGCGCCTGATCGGCGACCTTGGAGCCGTCACGGACCTCCGTCTTGAGGCGACGGTCAGAGACCGTGAATCCCGGTTTCGGCGACATGGGGTTCGCATCCGCAAACGCCGCGCCGTTGAGCGTCATAGGCATCGGCGGACCGCCTGCCGACGGCGATGGCGATGGCGATGGCGATCCGCCCTGCTTGCCCGCGAGCTGCGTGTACGCGCCGAGCGCGCCGGTGACCGCCGGCCCCCACTGCTGGATCCACGACGGTGCTGGCGTGCCGGCGTTCGCCGCGCCGTAGCCCTGCAGAGCCGACTGTCGACTGCCGAGCGCGGCGTTGAGGTCCTGGCCGCGGAGCGTACTGAGCAACCCGCCGTACTGCTGCCAGGCCTGATTCTGTTCCTGCAGCCCGGCGAGCGCTTGTTGCCCCGCAAGCCCGGCTCCGAGCTGACTGGACCGGATCGCAGCGAGGCGCGCAGCAGCCGCAGCATTGCGTGGTGACGCGCCGGCTGCCATCGAGCGCTGCTGGGCGTATAGCTGGCCAAGGCTCTGCCGAAGCTGCTCGGCGGAAACCGATCGCTGGCCCATCGCCTGAGCGCGGAGCGCGTCGAGCGCGCTCTGGCCCTGGCCGCCGAATTTCTGGTAGCTGTCCTGGCTCTGGCCGGCGAAGTACCCAGCTTGCTGAGCCTGCTGCTGGAGTAGCTGCTTACGCCTGGCCTCGTCTTTGGCGGCCTGGTCGTCACCACCGAACAATCCACCGAGCCCGCCGATGAGACCTCCGACGCCGGCGCCGATCGCCGTACCAACGCCCGGAATCAACGATCCAACCGTCGCGCCCGTGGCAGCGCCGGTAAGTGCTCCTCCTGCTCCTGCTCCCCAGTCAGGCATGGTGCATCACGCTTTCTGCGCCGCCGGGAGGCGCTTGAGGCCCGGCTGTAGACCGACCTCGAGTGCGAGGCCGGTAAGCTTGATCGCCTCGCCCGTGGGCGGGCCGTACGCGCCGCCGGAGAACGAACCGGCCGCGGGCGCGAGCGCGGCCATCGTCGTGATCTTGAGTGCTCCGGAGATCGCGGTACAGAACGACGACAGCGCCGTCGAGAGATTCGCCGACATCCCAGCTGCAGCGCCGACGCCGACGCCCATGTAGATGTCCGCGATGTCCAGCACAGCGCCCAAAGAACCGCTGCGGTTCACCTTGACCGTCGAGGAGTTTCCGAGCGTCCCCAATCCGGTGACATTTAGCTCATTGCTGATCACCTGAACGCCGGTCGCGAGCGACTGGGTACCAATTCGCATTTTGTTGGTAGCTTTGTCGAGCCCCCACATAATCGCAGTCCAGTCGTTCACGGCGATCGCATTGGGCGCGGTGATTACGTTGTGGGAGGATGTGTCTCGCGCTTCAAACAACAGAGCTAGATTGCTCTGGATCCTGATTGTGAATCCGGCGCCGCCGAGGAAGTCCGTTTTGGAGACGATGTAGCTGTCGGTCGACGGTATCGCGAGAGTCCGCACAACCAAGACGCCGCAGAGATCTGTCGTGCCGATGTCAAGAAATGTCCCATTGGGCGCCTGGAACCCTGATCCTTGGACAGAGATCCGGACCGCCTTGTCGCCGAACGGACCTGATATGCCGTACGACGGCGAACCTCCCACGGCGACCTCCGTCAGATTCGTTCCGCCAAATGCCGCGGCGAGTCCTGATAGGTCCTCGCACAAGTAGCCCGCGGTCCAGGTCCCAAACCCACCGCACGCTGTGGTCATTGCCGCCGCCGTGGTCGGCGCGCGAACATCGCCGGCTTGCAGCGCCGCGAGCTTCGTACCGGCCGCGATGCCGGCCTCGACCTGGGCGACGGTCGCGGTGTCCGGACCCGTGACGAGCACGCCGACGTTGTAGAGATCCTCCGACCAGCGCCCGGTACTCGGGTTGTAGGCGAAGTGATCGCGCACGTCGACAGTGAGCACGGTCCCGACCTTGAACGCGATCGACATCGTCACCGCGTTACCCATTTCCCCCGGGCGAACGTCGTACTCGCGCCCGACGACCTGATCGGCCACCTTCCACGTCGCAGCCCAGTTCGCACCCGAGGTCTGCACCGCTGGCGTGAGCCCACTCGCGGTGGCCAGAGTCGCGCGAGCGGCCTCGACAACCGCGGTGATCCGAATCTTGAACGCCTCCCCCCAGCCGTTGCTTGCGCTCGGCTTGTGCGAGACCTGCAGCGCGCTGCCCACGGTGGTCGTCGTCGGCGACCACGCGAAGTCGTCGAAGTAGACCGGGTTGCCGGCGCCGTCGTACTGGTAGTCGCGCGCGACGCGCATGCGCACCAGGCATGGGCTTCGGAGCTCGCCGAGCAGCTGGATCTCCCCGAGCTTGCCGTAGCCCGCGAGCTCGTTGAGCTTCACCCATGAGAGCTCGACGTCGAGCCCGTACGTGAGCCCGGTCAGTGCAGTCTGCTCGATCTTTGGCCCAGCCGCGGTGAGGTAGACGTACTGGCCCTGCCACATCACCGCGTCGAGCCCGTCGCTAATCGTCCACTCGGCCCAGCGCCCCGGGTCGGGCTTCGACGTCGCAATAAGCCCTCGGTAGTCCCAGAGGAGCAGACGCGACGTTGTCAGGATGCGCACCTGGTGTTTCGCAATGACCGTGTGCACAGCGACGACCGTGTCGCTGTCGAAGTCCGAGACCGCATCGCCGACATAGTGGAGCCCGCCACCGATATCGAGCAGGTACCAGCCCTTCGAACTCTTGAGCAGCCGCCCCATCGGCACCGGCGCGTGCGCTTCCTGCGATACCACGCCGACATCACGCGAGATCGTCCGCACGAGTGTGTAGTTTTGGCCCTCGCCCGCGTTGTTGAGGCCGGTGCCGGCGAACGCGTAGATGGCGGTCTCGCGGGCGACGTAGACGAACTGGTCGTCGACCCACAGCGCGGTGATGGCGCCGCCGGTCGGCGGCACGTCGAACCGGAGCTCGTCGTGGAAGCTGGCGATCTCGCCGTCGCCGCGCTCCCGCGAGTACCAGACGCCGTCGGGATCGCCGGCGACACCGGCAAGGATCAGCCGCGTCTCGGTCGGGACGATGATCTTCGCCCCGGGCGGTGCAAGCGATTCCAGGATGTTGCCATTTTCCGGGTTGGCCTCCTTGAGCGCCAAAGTGGCATCGGCGTAGTTATCGATCAGGTGCGTGCTTGTGGCTGTGACATTATTGGGAATATAGGGGTTGTTTCCGGTGGTCGTTGCCGGATCTTGTCCGGTCACCAGGTAGTATGGCGCATCGTCACCCGCGTTCACTTGCTGGCGCCAGATCTCGATATTCGGTACGTTGGCCAGCCTGTTCGTGACATGCAGATGCGCCGGCTGTAGGTCCGCCGAATGCGAGGCGGCTAGCGTGAGCTGCACACCAGTGGCCGTGGTGGAGCGCTCGATCTCGCCCTGAGCGTTCACCCATCGCATGGTCGCCTTCCATGTATATGTCCCAGCGGACAGGTTCCCAGCTCCATTATCGGTGGCGCCGAACGCCCATGGATAGACGAGGAATCCGATCTCAACCAGCTGCCTGCTGTCGTACTGATTTACAATACCGCCCGCAACGTACATCGTGCGTCCCGCGACCGTCGTGCGCCGGGCCGCGTTGTCGTCGAATGAGAAGGCGATGTCCCGCAGTGAGCGCGCCGACAGGGTCGATTGGTCGATGTTGTCGCCGATCTCGATGCGCCGACGGAACGCACCGAGCCACTCGTAGCTATCTGGGTTAGAGGCCGTGATGCCAGGGAGGTGCCCAGTCGACGAAATGAACCCACCGGCTACTCCCCAGACGGCTTTCGAGACGACAACACCATCGGCGCGATACAAAAAGTAGGTGTTCTGTAGCTGTGCGCGGACTGCAGCCGGGGAGGTAGAGCCCACGCCCGAATCGGAACCAAACGCTGTCCACACATAGATAGCCCCGCCATGCTCGAAGGCACGCGATGCGATACCGAGAGCCTGTACGAGTACTGCCTGAGTTCCGACTGCGTTCGAGGTCGTGACAGTGTTCTTGCGGAGCTCGAAGGCGCCATTCAGGCCCGTCTGCTCAGCAACCGACCAGAATGCGGTACATGTCGTTGCAGAGAACGCCGCGGCGATCTGATTAATCGGTGTGGTGCCGGCCGTCCCAATCGCCTGCGCCGTGAACACGTCGGCGAGTGAACTCGTGGTCAGGAGGTCGCCCTGGACGCTCGTACCGTTACCACGGATCACCTGCGTCTGCGTCCCGTCGGCGATCGTGGCGACCGCGAGCGGCCCATCCGCGGTGCGCGCCTTCGTTGACGTCGTCACTGAGAGCGCGGGAGTCACCGTGAACACCTGGTAACTTGTCGTGGGGTTTCGTCGACACGCCCCGACCACAAGGTCCTGTGTCCCAGCGCGCACGACGTCATAGTAGAAGTTGGCGACCGTCGCGAGCACCGTCGTCAAAGCACCAGCGACGGCGGTGGCGGGTGACGTAGGGTCAATGGCGAGCACCTTGAGGCTGTTGTTCGCATCGTCATTCGCGAACAACAGGATCCGAGTTGCCAAAGCGACGAGCCTTGGCCGGCTCAACGTCCCGGACAGCGCCGTCGGTGGCATCAGCATGGAGCCCGTCGCCTTGTCGAGCGCGGCGACCCAAATCGCCTTCGGGCTATTGACGCCCCAAGCGTAGATTACGGTGCCGGCGAGTTCAGCGCGGTCACCGTCGACTTGGTCATCGGTGGTTACAAATCGTGGCGTCTCGTCTACCGCGACCGCGAGGTGCGTGCCGCGCGAGACCCAGCACGAGAGCTGTGCGTTCCAGCTGTAGAGCGTCGTGTCGGTGAACACGCAAAGCTCGCCGTTGACGACCGCGAGCCGGCGGCAATTACTGAGCGTGCCGCCGCCGAAGATCGCCCCCCCGCCCATGACATCGCCGAACGGCGGACGGGTCTGCACGCCGCCGAGCTCCTCGAACTGGACGTCGCGCGCGAGGTCGAGATCCGGAGGCGAGGACAGGCGAACGTCTGTCTTCTGCTCGAGCGATCCCGAAAACGGCAGGGTCAGGGTCTGCCAGTTGAGCGCCCCGTACGCCATCACCCACCCCATGTGGTTGCACATAGTTGCGGTGATGCGTTCTGCGGCGTGTTGCAGAAGAGCGCGCGGCGACCTACCTTCGGCGTATGCGGATGCGGACGATCTTGTTCCTGGCTGCGGCTGTCTTGGTCAGCTGTTCCAGCCCACCGGCCGCGATCATCGACCCGGCCCCCACCCCGCAGGATCTGCAATGGCCGACGCACGTGGGCATCTGCAAGGACGTCGACGGCAACGCCGTCGCGTGCCTGCCGCTGACCGAGTACGCGATGCTCCAGGCGGAGCTCGCGCGCGCCCAGAGTTGGATCCGCCAGGCTTCGTATGTGCTGCGTGACGAATGCGGCATCGAGACCAGCGAGAACCCGGGCCGTGTTGCGGTGAGCGGCGCAGCGACCAACCCTCGATAGCCCGCCGGCACTGAGCGCTTTGCACAGGCCGGCCATCAGAACACCGCCACATCGACCACGATCGTGGTCGAAAAGCCGAACGCGCCGATCTGGAGGTCCTGCGATCGGTTGATCGGCGCCCCGGTCGTGAGCGCATTTGACCCGGCGTCCACGATCACACCCGCGGTCAGTGCACCGAAGTTCGCGACCCGGAGCGGCGAGATCCACACAAATTGCGGCGCGCGGCCGAGGCCGTGATGCACGATCGGCGCGCTGTTGTTCGGGATGGTCACGTCCTTTATGATTTTCGGCGTCGAGAGCTGCAGCGCCTGCACCTGCGCCTGCAGCTCAGCGATGCGCTGGTCGACGTTCTGCCGATTCGCCTCGGCCGTCGGGTCATCCAACTTCCGGCCGCTGGCCTTGGTGAACTTCACCGATACCTCCACGACCACGACGCCGGATCGTTGGTCAGCGGCCCATCGTCGTCGTACACGCTGCCGAATGGCGGGCGAACCACCACCCGACGGCGCGGGTTCACGAGCGCGCGGCGCTTGACGTCTTCGGAAAAACGCGCCTCGGCCATGTTGCGCTCGGTCATCGCGAGCGATGGGTCGCGCCTGAGCTTGCCGATGCCCCGCACTGCGACACCCCAGACCAGGAGTGCCTCTCCGTCGCCTGTGACAACGTCGACGTTTGACGAGTCGGCCAACGATGAGATATCCGGCGACTGCGGCACGTAGACCAGCCGGTACGTCCCGGTCGTAGGGCGCGGATAGAGCATCACGCCCTGGCCGACCACCGCGAAGCCCGTTGCGTCGCCGGTGAAGCCCCCGTAGCGGTTCCGCTCCTGCACCATGATCTCGCCGAGCTCCGTCCAGTTGTCGGAGGCAAGATCGACCGCGCGATCCACGCCGATGTACTCGTCATGATCGGCGGGCAGCGAGTAGCTCGTCGCCCCATTGGCCGCGAAGATGTTCGTGGCCTCGAAGTATCGAAGCCCGGCATTCACCACGATCGAGTAGAGCGCCGCGTACTGCTGGCTGATCCAACGCTTCCACTCAGGCGGGGCAATCGACGGGTCCCCCTCCGCGTCAGCTTCACGCTGACACGACGTCACGAGGGTACCCATGCTGACGTTGCGCGACATCAGACGTTCAGTCGCTTGAATCCGACGTTGAGAGACAGATGCTGCGTTGCGGTCAGGTCCGCGAGCGAGTCCGCGGCGTTGGTGATGCTAATCCGGAGCGTGAGCGTCGACGTGTTGAAATCCCCGGCGACGACCGAGTAGCCCTTCAGCTCCGATGCAGTGGTCGCATCGAAGCCGCGGCCGATGATTCCAATGTAGTGCCCGGGATTCTCGTTCCAGGTCAGATCGACGAGGCCGGTGGACACGTAGGTCACGGCAACGCCAACCCCCTCGTCCTTGGTAACGGCGGCGGTGCCGCCGGTGAAGCGCACGACCTGATCGTTTCGCCTCGCGACATTGCTGACAACAGGTGAACCGAATTGCGACATTTCAGCGCTCCCACCAGCCCATGGAAACCTCGTACGTCGCAGCCGCGGACTGCGACGGCTGGATCTCGTGCAGGATGAGGCTCTGGTTTGGTCCCAGGCACACCGGCGGGCAGTGGACCGGAATCATCTGCGCGTTCGTACCGCTCAGCTCGGCGCCTGGGTGAGGCGCAACCGCCTGCCCGAACGTGAACAGGTAGATGTCACCCGTCACCATGATCGCCGGCCGGATCCGGCCGTGCTTCACGCGCCGGCTCGCGTTCGTGGCCGCAGCGGTAGTAAGCGCACCGAAGTTCAGCGCGGCGATCGAGGTCGCGGCGCTGTCCATGTTCGGGTTCACCGGCGAGAGCGGGCTACCACCGGACGAGAAGCGGTTCCCGCCGTCGACGCTCAGCGCGTAGTTGACCGACGTGCCGGCCGTTCCGACGGTGCGCACCTCGAGCTGGATCCAGGCCGGATAGATACGCTTGCTCGGCGAGCTCGTCGCGGTGAGCTGGTTGTAAATCGTGAGCAGGCCGACGGTCGCCGAGAATGCGGTAGGCGTCGCTGTGCCGGAGACTGCCGTGAGGAAAGTCGGGTTCGTCGCGACGAAGTACGAGCCCTCGTCGGCGAACGGCTGCATCCCACCGCCGATGAGCTGGACGAGCGACTCACCATAACGCGACGCGCGGACCGGCGTCGGCAAGGTGCCGATCACCGGGACTGGCAGGTCGCGCTGTGGGATGCCCTGGGCGATGATGAAATCGTTGTTGGCCATGGCTGCCTCCCTTAGATCGCAAACACGAAGTGATTGCGGGTGTTGCTCTGAACGTAGTTGCCAACGAAGCGAGTCCGCGTCTCGACAGAATCGGCAGACTGGCCGCGCAGCGACTGGTTGCCGTCGTCCATGATGACGTGGACGAAACCATCCCCCGACCAGCGGATGTAGTGCGACATTCGATTGTAGCCGCGGCAGCGATCGATCGGGCAGTCCGGATCGGATTTCAGGATCAGCGTCCCGGCCGGCGTTGCAACGCGCGCACGCTCGAACCCGAACACCAACTCGTCACCCGGGCGGGTGATCACCTGGGCGTTGCCGCGCCGAACGACCTGCCAGAAGTTGATCGGATTGAGCGTCGCGTCGGTGCAGAAACCGCCAACGGTGTTCACGTTGACCGCTGCCAAGCCGATCGACTCCTCGATGGTCTGCCCCTGGCTGACCGTCGTGGTGAGCCGCGTCCCGGCGAGCCGCTCGATGTACTGCGATCGGTTCACGTTGCGGAAGCTGTCGGACCCACCGGGTGCGGTGAGCGGCGTACAGTCCTCCATCCCGTTCATCGAGCCCAGTGAGGTGCCCTGGCCGGTCGGGTCGCCGGCGTTGAACAGGTAATCTCCGTCGAGAAACCCAGAGATCGCGGCCGCGCTGGCGAACGTGATCTTGCCGCTCGCCAGATCGACGCCGGTGACGGTCGCGGTGCCGGTGCGCGGCGTCGACCCATCGGGATTCGGGGAGGCCCCAACGGTCTGATCGAGCTCGAAGTTGCGCGCATCGTCGATGGTGCCGAGTTGCACCGTGTTCGAGCTGATCGATGCCCGCCTTCCGCGGATCGCGGTGCTCATCCGGAACACGTCGAACGCGAGCGCGTTGACGTGCGCGGTGATGGTGTCGTCGGTCGTGAGGCGGACGAGGTCCGTGAAGGCGCCGTCGTCGGCGCACTTGAGGATCGACGGGCCATCAACAAGGACGAGCCCGTACTTGGTAACCGCGGTCGCGATGAACTGCGCACCCTTGCTGGCCGAGGCCTGCGACTGCGCATGGGTAAACGAGTTCGAGATACCCTGTGGGTTACCGAATTTCATTGGGTAACGGAAATCCGACCCGACGAAGTTGCCTTCATGACCGTTGGGACGCTCCGCATTGAGGAGCTCATCCAAGGTCGGGTGCATCCGCATCGCGGTGTCGGCGATGTTGCCGGCGTAGTCGGTGCGGAAGATGTAGGCGGCGGTTGCGGTGCTGTTCGTGACTGCCATGACAAGACTCCCCTCGCATCGCGAGGTGGTTCGGGCGTTTCAGTTTTCGCCGTCGGTCTTGTCGGCAGGTCTGTGCGGTCTTCTGGCGCCCTGGGCTCGTGGGCGCTGCTCGGTCAGGTACCAGCTTGCCGCCGTCGCTCCTCTTGGAGCTGGGCGACGAGCTGCGCGGCTGGTAGCCGGGTTTTACGGCCCGGCTGTGGAGTCGGTTGTGGTGCCGGTGCCGGTACGGACGCCGCTGGTGCGGGCTTGGCGGGCGGCGGAGCCGGCTTGGCGGGTGTCTTGCGGTACTGCGCGGTGTCGACGCCCAGTGTCTCGAGATCGGCCAGGAGCAGACCCTCGTAGGCCTGGATGACCTGCGCCGGGGTCGGGTCTTCGCGGAGGTCATCCGAGGGCCCGCTCATCCGCCAGAGCTCGACAGCAACCTGCAGGAGGGTGCTGCGGGTCGCCTCGGGTCGCTTCGCGATCGCCGCCTTGGTGAGTGGCGCCTGGTCGGTAACCGCACCGGCGATCTGCTGGCCCCATGCGTCGAGCTGGGCGCGCTGCTCGGCCTGCTGACGCTCGACCTGCTGCGCTTTCTTGATCTCGGCCAGCTCGTTCTTGACCTTCTCGACCTCGGAGACCTGGCCGCGCTGGGCGAGCAGCGTCTGAGCGTGCGCCCGCAGCTTCGGATCCTTCTGGCCATCCGGGGTCAGCGCGTAGAACGCGGTGTAGAGCGCCGGGTAGTCCTCGGACGCAAATCCGAGCGCCTCGAACGCGCCGAACGGGTCCTGGCGAGCATTCGAGAACTTGTTCACTTGGGCAGTCAGCTTCTCGATTTGGTCCTGGTAGGTCCGCTCGCGCCGGGAGAACTCGGACTGGATCGAGGCACGCTCCTCGGCGATCTGGCGCCGCAGATGCTGCTCCTGACGACGGAGCAAGGCCTGGCCCTCGACAGGCTGCGGGTCGCCCGGAGGGTCGTCATCCCCGGCATCGTCTGGCAGCGCGGGATCAGGCACCGCGGCAGGCTGTGCCGGGGTCTGGGCCCCAGCAGCCGGGGCCGGAGCCGGGGCGGCCGCGGCAGCTTGCGCGCGATGCGCACCGGCGAGGATGGCCGCTTTCGTGGCAGCGCGACGAGCGGCCGCGTCCTGGGGTCCGGTCGGCGTCGCCGCTGGTGCCGGCTGTGCGCCCGGCGTCGGAGTCGGCGTCGCGGCCGGCGTTCCGGTTTCAGTTCCAGGCTGTCCCGTGACTGCCATCAGTATTGCTTTCTACTGCAAACGGTGTGCATATGTCAAGAGTATGCAAATGCAATCGATTTGCAAGAGGTCATCGCGGTGACCCCGGAGGAGTGGTTCGATCTCATCGAGCAGCGGGGCCCCGGACTCGCCGCCGCTGGCGTCCGGGTGTTCAAAATGGGCGACGTCGAGGTGCATCTCGCCCCCCAGATCCCCGATCTCCCGGCCGTTACGGATGCCCCCGCCGCTTCCGATCATGCAAACCCGCTCGACGACCCAGCGCTGTATCCCAACGGGATCGTTCCTGGTTACGAACTCCTGCCGGAGGATAAGCCGTGATCGCACAGAGCGATTGGTGGGACGCCGACACCGGCAAGGCCCACACCCTGGTGTTCGACCACGTCCGGGCGCTCGACCGGACGCAGTTCGAAATATTCAACAGATTCAAGCAGCTCGAATCGCTCTACGACACCAATCCCAAGCCAGGAGGGCGGTACCTGCGTCCGGTCCGTGCCCCCGGGCGAATGCATGAAAACGTCATCAGTTCTAATGTAGACACTGTGTGCGCGCAGATCGCGACGACAGACGTCCGGGCCGTGTTCGATACCGACGATGCGGACTGGTCAACATGGCGCCGCGCGCGCAGGCTCGAGCTCTACGTCGAGCAGCTCGGCAAGATCCACAAGATCCTCGCGAAGTGTCGCCGTGCGTTCAAGGGCGCGGCGATGAAGGGAACCGGGGTCGTCAAGGTCTGGAAGGACACCTTCAAGCGCCTACGCATCGAAGCCGTGATGGCCGACGACATCGTCGTAGACGAGCTCGAGGCCCGCGATGGCGAGCCGAAGCAGCTCCATCATCGTTCGTTCGTCGAGCGCGCCGAACTCAAGGCGCTGCACCCCAAGTACGCCGCCCAGATCGGGCGCGCCCAGGGCGCCGGTAGCGGAGGTGGTTCGTGGACGCACTGGGCCGGCTGGCGGCCGCTACGCCGCAACGACCTGGTCGTGATCGAGTCCTGGCGCCTGCCGATCGGCGTCAAGGACGCCGAAGGCTACGTCCCGGGGCGCTACACGAAGTGCATCGACGGCCTGACGATCGTCGATGAGCCCTATCACAAGTCCTATTATCCCTTCGCGGTCCTTTGCTGGGAGCCGCCGATCAACGGCTGGTACGGGATCGGCCTGGCCGAGAGAATCTCGGGAGTGCAGCTCGCGCTGAACCGGCGGAACCTGCAGATGGAGCGCAAGCTCGACCACGGCGCCTTCCCGACGACGTGGGTGCAGCGCCAGGATGCCGCGCTCGCCCAGACGACCGCCACCGCGCAACAGAACCTGCTCGGTACGGTCGCGGTCTACAACGGAACGCAGCCGCCCCGGACCGAGACACCGCCGCCGATCCATCCCGAGGAGCTGCAGGACGCCGAGCGGCTCTCGAGCAAGGCCTCCCAGATCTCGGGTGTGAGCCGCATGGCCGCGCAGAGCGTGAAGCCTGCCGGCATCGAGACCGGCGTAGCGCTGCGCGAGTACCGCGACCAGACGACGCAGCGGTTCGCCACCCAGGAGGGTGGTTTCGAGGCGTTCGTGCTCGACGTGAACTGGCTCGTCGTCGACACGTGCAAGGACCTCGGCGCCGATGCTCCGAAGGTCGTGCGCAAGTCCCGGTTCGGCTCTCGCGAGATCGCCTGGGGCCAGGTCGACATGCAGGAGGTCCGGTACTGGATTAGCGCCGCGCCAACGCTGTCGCGGACCCGGTCCGGCCGGCTGCAGCTCCTGATGGACCTCGCCGCGCAGGGCATCATCTCGCAAGACGCCGCGGCTCGCGCCATCGGACATCCCGATATCGCGCGCGAGGAGAGCCTGTTCAACGCGGCGATGGAGAACGTGGAGCACTTCCTGGAGGAAATCGCCGAGGGTCGGATCATGACGCCGGAGCCCTTCATGAACCTGAAGCTCCTCGTCCATCGTGCCCAGCAGCAATACCTCGAATGGAGCACGATCCCGAATGTCCCCGAGGAGGTCCTCTCGAATCTCTGGGACGCGACCGTACAAGCCGCCTGGCTGGTCGGGAATGACAACGTCGGCCCCGACCAGTCGATGCCGGTCGGCGGGCCCGAAGCGCCCGGCGCACCGGCGCTCGGGCCTGGGGCGAACTGGCAATTCTCGCCGACGCCACAGCCTCCGGGAATGATGCCCCAGGTTCCCGCCGCGCCGGCTGGCATACCCCCGGTCGCGGCGTAGCATGTCCCGGCTCGACTTCGCCCTCGAAGATACCGAGCGGCAGCTCGAGGCGCAGGACACCTCGAAATGGGCCACCTTCGCCGACCAGCTCGCCGAGGAGTGCCACCCCGACCAGCGCGAGTTCGCAATGTGCATGGCCGTGTTCATCCTCGCCATCCTCGGGAGAGGCGGCGGCAAGACGGTCGGTGGCTGCGTGCGGTTCATGCGCCGCATGCTCACCACCCCAAAGGCGAACTGCTTCTACCTTGGCAAGACACGGGGGGATGCGAAGCGACTGATCTGGAACCCGATCAAGGCGAAGTTCGCAGCGCTCGGGTTCGATGAGAGGCGCGGCGATGTCGTCTACAACGAGACCGAGCTGACCATCACGCTGCCGCGCAACGGCGCGGTACTGCGCCTGTACGGTGCCGATAAGCTGCCGAACATCCAGAAGCTGCGCGGCGACACCTATCATGAGGTCGGCATCGACGAGGCCGCGATCCACCCCGACGCCATCCTGCGCACGCTGATCGATGAAGTCTTCGGCCCACGGCTCGTCGGGTCGCTATGGCTGATCGGCACAGCCGGGAAGGTCCTCAAGGGCCTGTGGTACGAGCTAACGCGGCGCGGCGCGGAGCTGAGCCGGTCATGGAAGGAGCGCGACCAGCACCCCGGCTGGAAGGGCTGGTGGTTGTTTCGTTGGACGCTGCGAAGCGCCATCGAGAAGACGCGCGACCGGCCGATCCCAGCGCTGCTCGAGCTCTACGAAACGCAGCAACGCGAACGCGACCGTCTTGGGCCGAATCACCCGACGGTGCGCCGCGAACAAGATGCGGAATGGGCCTCCGACGACACCATGAACGTCTACCACGAGTACAAGATCCACCATCCCGAGACGGGTGAGCTCTGGAACCAATGGGATCCGCCGCGTGAGGGTCCATTCGGGATCGCACGCCTGCCGGATACGTTCACCGACTGGGTCAACGTCATCGCGATCGACCCGGGATACACGGATCCCACCGCGATCAACGTGTTCGCGACGTCGCCCAGCGACCCGAGCCTCACCATCTACCATCGCCTGTGCTTCGAGAAGACGGGCATGTACGCGCAGACCATAGCGCATGTACTCCTTGGGCCGGAGCTCGATGTCGAGAAGCCCGCCGGGGTCATCGGCGCGATCGGCTCGTGGCCGAACGCCATGGTGGCCGATCCCACGCACCAGATGGCCAAAGCGCTCCTCGCCGAGCTGGAGAATGTCTACAAGCTGACGATCGATCCGGCAGAGAAAGGCTACGCGTACAAGGTCGGCGCGATCGAGGTGGTCAACGGCGACTTTGCCAACGGCCGGATCAAGATCCTCAAGGACTCGAAGCTCGAGGAGCAGCTCCTCGGACTGCAGTGGGGGGAGAACAAGGCGGGCGTGCGTATCGAGAACAAGGGCCAGCCGAATCACAGCACGGACACGCTGGTCTACGGCCGGCCGGTTCTGGCCACATTCATGTGCGCGTTGCCGCCGGCCAAGGAGCAGCCGGCCCCGCTCGATCCGCGCGCAGCCGGCTACGTGCCACCGCTACCGAAGGCCCGCCGCGATGACGAGGAAGACTACGCGGAGCTCCTCGGCGAGGACAACTACGCGGCGCTGCTGGGGTGAGGCACGCAGCTCACCACTCCTCGTAAGTGTCGATCCTCGTCTTGTCCATGAACCGGGTCGCGGCCAGCTTCCCGCTGTCAAAGCGGTCGAAGCGGAAGCGGCCCTCGCAGAGGTAGATGTCGTATCCGGTCGGGGGAGTCTCCGCGTCTGGCTTGTCGCTCCCGCGGGCGGCGAGCGCGTCGAGCGCCTCGCGGGGGGATGACACGATCAGGCCCTTCGTCACGAACCGGACGTGACGAATGCGGATTGCGTTCTTCGGAATTGGCTTATCGGTGGGCTGCATTTGGGTTCCTCGTATCGTCCTGCAATGGGGTTCCACTCGGCGAGCGGGATCTTGGTGGCGAGCCGGTCGCTCCACAGCGTACGGCACATGTAACTGAACGGCGCGAGCGGGTTGATGCCCGCGGCGGCGAACAGGCCGCGCGCGTGGCCGACGTCCAGAGCGTGACGCTTGCCGCCGCGCCGGTAGAAGTGCTTCACGAACACGTAGTAGACGTACGGTCGCTGGCCGCCGATGCGGCGAACGATGAAGCCGTACAGGAAGGGCCGCCCGCCGTCGATGGTCTCACCCGGCTCGTGGGCGACGATCACCTGCGTGCTCGGCCGGGCGAGAATCTGCTCGATCTCGGCGTGCATCACGTCAGCGTACGTATCCATCGCGAGCGGGCCAGCGTAAGGACTCATGCGGAACGAGCTGGACCACGCCGAGATCACGAACTCGCGGTCGACGTCGAGCATTGGCCGGTAGGCGGTCACGCCGCGCGCTCCTCGAGCTGCTTGTACGTCGCGCCCGGAACACCATGATGCTGCGCGCGCCACACGCAGATCTCGTCACCGCAGGTGAAGATCCGGAAGGCCTTCGGCCACGAGGTCGGCATCGACATGACCAGCGCAAAGAGCAAGGGACGATACGGGCGGTACCCCACGCACCAGCCGTGCCCATCGCCGCGCGCGTGGTGGTGAGCGTTCACCTTGCGTGGATCTCTATCGCAGATCTCACACGTCACGTGAAGTGCACCTTCCTGGGCCCACCGTCGCGCTCGCGCCATTTGCGGAAGTTCATGTCGCGGGTGATCGCCTCCTGCTTCGCGCGCCACTCGTGCACCGGCATCCCGTCGGCCAGCGGCCGGGTGTCGAGGCCTACGTGCCCCGGCGGGTACTCCTCGACCTTGCCACGCACGACCTCGCCGAGCTTGACCCGACCGAGCGGCGCGGTAGGGCGCCAGGCGGATGGCTGCTCGCAGCTCGGGCACGACCAGTTCTCGGGCGGGCCGCCGTCATTCGCGCGCGGCACCGTCGCGGTGAAGTAGCCGTGCTCCTCGCATTCGAAGTTCGTGCTGATCGGCGAGCCCGGGTTCGGGCGCACCTTGAGCGCCCAGGTCCGGGTGTGCTCGCACGGCTGCGCCCGGCGCCGGCTGCGCGCCGCGCGGATGGTCTCGACCGGAAGGCCGTTGGCCGTGGCCTCGAGCTCGATGCAGCCCTCGCAGTAGCGGGGCGCCGGCGTCGCCTCGGCCGCGGCATCGACGGCACGATCGCAGCCGATGCAGAACGGGCGCGAGCAGCCGGTGCAGAGGTAGGTGGTCATACGGCCAGCGCCTCCGGATAGTAGAGCGTCCGCACGCGACAGCAGCCGCCGCCGTCAGGGCCCGGAAGCACGAACTTACCCCCGCCGCCGTCGCGTATGATGTGCACCGGATCACCGCAAAACCATACGGCACCACGACGCTCCCCAGCGAGTCTCATTAGGTGTCTTGCAGCGTAGTATGCGGCGCGGGGGTCGGCGGGAATCTCGAGCCACTCGCACCGCATCGCGATCCGTCTCCCATCGGGCAGCACGAGATCGGCACCGGTTACCTGCTGCGACATGAACGCTATCCACGGCTTACCATCGCGATCCGTCCACTTCGTGGCTTCCTCGATGGCGCGCGCCAACTGTTCCTCGATCGGCAAAAAATGGACTCGATCACAGGGATCTGGCGCAGCGGACTTGTCGGTCGTGCTCATGGTTGTTCTCCTAGGTAGGCGCCCATACGTCCACCGTTCCGCGGCACCCCGTACGGCTGAAAGACCTGCGTCCACAGCCCGTCCTGACCGTGGATCTCGACGAACCAGGCCCGGCCCGGCCACGCCAGCTCCACCGCGCGCTGGATGGCATCGTTCAATGAGCGGAAGTCATCGCTGGCGCCTACGTGACCACGGCAGGCCTCGATGACGACGTCGCGCAGCGACGCAGATAGCGCGCGGAGGCTCTCGTCGCCTCGGTACTCGAGGCCCGGCTCCACGGTGAGCCCGCCCGGGATCTCGAACGTGCAGCGCACGTAGCGCTCGAGCGGCGGGCGGATGGTCGGCGGCGCCGCGCTGGTGGCGAGCTCGGCCTGGGCGGCGTCGAGCGCATGGTCGACCTCGCTCATCGCGCGCGCCATCGCGTCCTCGTTCGCCACCAGCTTCTCCGCGAGCTGGCGCCGCGTCGCGAGGTCCTGATCGGGGTTGTCGGCGAATCGCAGCTTCTGGTTGAGCAATTGGCCGACCAGCATGGCGCGCAGTCTGGCTGCGGCCTGATCGAGTTGCCTGGTGACCTCGGCGCCGAGATGGTACGGGGTAGCGAGCAGGAGCGTGCGACCATCCACCGTGAACACGGTGCCTTCGCGCATCATGAGATCGATCTCGCACCCGATCGCATCGCTGTTCGGGTCGCGGCTGACGCCCATGATTCGGATGCCCGGATATCGCTCGGTTTCGGCCACCAGCCGACGCAGTAAGCGATCAATCGCGCCCACCTTGGTCACGCGAGCAACTCGCGCCGCTGCTCGAGCTGGCCCAGGAGTTCGGCGATCTCGGCGCGCTCGTGCGACGGCATACGCTTGATCGCCTCGTGGAATAGCCGCCGACGCTGCTCCGGGGACTTGGACTGCTGCCGATCGTGCCGCTCGAGCTGCCGCAGTGCGCTGGTGACCTCGGCGACCTTGCCAACCATCCATGCCAGGTGACTGCCGAGCTTGTCGTTGTAGCCGGTACCGTCCTTCTCGGACTTCTCGAGCTCCTTGATTACGCGCTCTTGGCACCGATCGAGCGATTGGAGCGCGCGATTCATGCGTTCGCGGCACTGATCAAGCATTTCAGATACTTCTGTCGCCATTTCGAGAGTCCTCTTTTGGAAAATCAGGGGTCCGTCACAGTCCAGCCA